AACTGCCTTTGGAGAGTTATACCATTGCTGTAGAGGGCCTACGACATCTCGTGGAGCCTGCGGCATATAAGAGCTGTAATATTGTTGTAGTTGGTTGTAATACTCAGGGCCGTATGAAGGCATCCCCTGTGTGGGAGCCTGTAGAGGGGCTTGTGCGCCTCCTCCTTGAGTCAACAAACCAGTGGTTGCCCCAACACCAGCAAGCGTGGTTCCTGCTTTAATGATGTTGCTAATCTGCTCTTGTGTTAGCCCTGTAGTTGGTGTTGTTGCAGCTGCTGTGCCTGCTTCGCCTGCTGCGGGAGCTGTATAGCCCGGAACATCGCTTAAAAGGCCCCCTTTTCCGGGAAGAACAGAAGTTGGGTAGGTGGTGGCCATATCCACATCATAAATGTTCTTCCCATAAGACTTCTCTAGAGCAGTTGCCAGCTCATCTTGAGTCATGCCCGGATTGAAAGCTAGTTGCTGAGAAACATCAGCAGCAATTAATGGGTCAACCCCGGAGGCAATTAGGTTCTGCTCAATAGCTGCGAAGTTATTACCCGCCTGTCCCTGTAGCTGCAAAGCATCAGCAGCTGCAAAGCTTGAGTCAGTGCCTGTTTGAGACATCAGCCCCGTGTTGGTGCTAAGGGCATCAAGCTGCTGAGTCATTGTAGCGGCATCAAGCCCGTTAGCGGCCATTGAAGCGGCCAAACTAGCCCCTGCTGTGGACATACCAGAGCTCACCAAGGTGGACGCAATTTGTGCTTCAGAGAGACCCTGTGCAGCCAGTTGAGCAGCATCGGCTGCTTGAAAAGCTGCTTCTGAAACCCCACCAGCACCTGCACCAGCCCCTTTTAAAAGGCCTCCTGCTTGTTGCCCTGCATAGGACAAAAGGGCTGCTTTAGCTGCATCGCCAACGCTATTTCCCTGAGCAAGCTGTAACGCGGCGGTTCCAGCAGGCCCTCCAAAATAAGCAGCAGCTGCATTAGCCGCTAGATTTAGAATCTTACTGTTACCCAGAAGGGTGGCAAGATCGTTAGAGCTTTGGCCGCTGGTGTAGAAGACGGGAGTGCCCTCTGGTGTGAACTGCACACGATAGCCTGTATTGCCTTCACCTGCATATGTGCCACCAAAGGCATCTCCTGTTTGTCGTTCTCCGTAGGTGTTAGAAACTGCCTGTCCTGTAACAAGGTTTCCAAAACTACCATCAGGAAGCTTACCAAACTGATTAATGTCTGTAATGCCAATATCAGCTAAAAGACCAGCCATTGCATCTGCGTTTGCTTCAGGGGAACCAAAGCCCTGACCACTCCAGTTACCCATTGTCCCTTGATTAAAGATTTGACCCTTAAGAGCAGACCTAACGGGGTTGGTTATTTCGCTTTGTGCTGATTGTTTAAAAACAGCCGCTTCAGTGGGGTCAACCTCATTCCCAAACAGCCCTTTCCACTTGTCCACAACAGCCCGTGACTCAGGGGCACGGCCAAGCACCTCTTGGTAGAGGTCGGCAATTTGTGTGTCGGGCGTTACAACAATAGGAGCTGTGGCAGGAGCCGCCTGTTCTTTATTGGCAACAACTGCATTTAGGAAATGGCTTTGCTCACTGGTGTCAATGTAGTCACCAAATTGCTCTTTCCAATAAGCCAAACCAGCGGGGTCGGCATCTCTGCCGGCATAGGTTGCATAAAGGTCTTCAACTGATAAAGCCATATTATCCCTTGTTACGATATAAATCGAATGTGTTAATAACACTCATTACTGAACCAGCTTCAGACAAGGCCCTCACCTCGTCGCCCTCTTCAAGAACCACATAAGCAGCACCATCTAAGCGAATGTATTGTGTTGGGCTTAAGACATAATGATAAATAACTGACATTTCAACACCTGTGCTTGCGTCATACCAAAGAATGTCAATGTATTTATTATTTCCGCTGTTGTTTACAGCATAAGCCAGATTCCAAAGAGCATAATAGCCTGTAGGAACTTTAAATACCGTTGTCTTGACTGATTCCGTAAGAATTGTCCCTACTGATACTGGTCGCATCTTGTTTCACCTTCTTTGGTTTTACTACAGGGGTTTCTTCCACTTCTGAATACTCAGAATGTTCTCTCATTGTGGTGATGTCATGAGCAGAAGAGAATTCAAACACATTCCCTGATTGATTACATTTAAATTTAGCCATTGTGCCTTCCTTATATGCTTTGGTTAAAACACATGAAAAAGGCCCCTCCGAGGAGGAGCCCTTTAAGTTTACGCTGGAACTGCCAAGGCTACTGCCGAGTAGTCACGCAGCTCATCGCAACCGAACAACACGTCAGCGGTGAACAGATTGGCAAGCCATTCCTGTTTGTACTGAGTTTGAGTGCGAACACCCATCTGCTCAACCAAAACAGCAAACTCTTTATGAGCCAGCAAGCAAATACGATCACCGTCAGTGGCGGCATCAGCATTCGTGGTTACGAAAACCGGAATACCATACACATTACCAACTTCACCGTTGCGGATGGTGTTGGATGCACCAACTTCGCCCACAAAAGCCTGCTCAGTGAAACGAGCAATACCCATCAAGGTGTTACGAGTGGAAGGAGGAACCAAGAGGAACCGACCATCCATAGGAACATCATTGTCATCCAGACGCTGAATGGTGCGGCGAATTGCAGCATCAGTCAGAGCACCAGCTGTGCCGGTATAAGCGGTTGTACCGTCTGCACCGGAATAAGCACCTGTGTAGGCAGCTGTACCGTCACCGCCGTTGGCCTTACGACCAAGTTGGATGATGGTGGAGTCAACCTTCTTACCAAGTGCATAACCAGCATCGTCCGTATAGAACTGACGAAGCGAGGTGAGAGCCTGAGCTTCCACAATGTCTTCGATCAAGCGGCTATATTCCCAATGTTGGCTAATAGAGACGGTTTTCTCGCCTTCAGTTGCAGCAATCAGGGTGACCTGAGTTGAAGCAGCCTTAGCAGAGGCATCGCCACGGGTGGGAGCAGGAATGTGAACAGTGTCACCTTTCTTGCCTTTGAAGTTCATCTTCTTAACAAGGTTGGCCGCAACCAAGCTCTTCTTATAAGCAGCGATAATCTCGTCAGACCAAACTTCAGGGATGAAGGTTGCTGCGGTTGTCACTGTTACGTTATTTGTACCTAAAGCCATTTTAAAATTCTCCTAAGAATTGATAATTATTTAACTCTGCCCTCAGCGTATGCACTCATAATTTCTGGTTGTAGAGCTTCATAGCGATTTGGGTCAGTCATACGTAGCCGGATAAGGTCGGCACGGCGATACACTTTCTTTGACGATTCCCCAGTTCCACCAACATCAACACCCACTGCTTTGAGGTTCTGTTTGCGCACAGAGTTGCCTGCTTCAGTAGTTTGCGCTGTTTTAGAGGTGCGAATCTGTTTAAACGTGGTAATCAGTTCATCAGCAGATGTGAAGTCGTATTGAGAATCTGCCATTGCGTACATATTAAGACGCAGCGGTGATCCCTTTACCCATTCAATAAACTCCCCGTCACGAACAACATCTGCAAAGTCTGGATGCTTTTTACTGAGCATTGACTGGGTTTGCATTTGTTTGAACTGCTGAGAAGCTTGCTTAGCTGCCAAAACATCGGGATGACTGGCAACAGCTTTCTGAACTGCCATTTTGGGGTCTTCAAAGAAGTCGATCTCAGCTTCTTCTTTGGTGGGCGCATTTACTATGTTCTGAGAGAGTTTTTGTTTCAAGAGCTCGTCTGCCAACCGTCGAACTTCTCCAACCTCTTGAGCCTGCCTACCAATAAGCTTTTCAGCCTCTTGGTGCATACGCACAATGTCTTCAAGGTTCTTACCACGATATTTATCGGGAACCTCTGAAGCCGCCTGTTGCGCCTGTTCTACCTGCTCGGTTTTGAAGTCTTCAGCGTCAATCTCGCTGTCTAGATTCATGTCCTCATTTTCAATTAATGCCATACCTAACCTTTCCTTGCTCCGAAGAGTTCTAAGGAGTATTTAAAATAGATTCAGAGTTGTGTCCTTAGAGGACGTTCCGTTTCTGCTCTTGTTTAAGCTTTTCAGCTCTTATCTTCGTCCACCTGTTATAAGCTCCCGGAAAGTCTCCTGAGAAACCTTCCAGCTTAATACTAGGGGCCGCTAAAGCTCTAACAGCTGTGTTTCCACACTCAGGGCATACAATGCTCTGATCGCTGCTATCCCTAAACGCTTCTGTTACATGTCCCTCATCGCAGGCGAAGTCATTCAAAATCTTCATTTTGCAACTCCTCATAGATTTGTTCACATGTATCTTTGCGCTTTAAAAGTAGGTCTAAAATGTCTATCTGGCCTTTGCGGAAGAATAAGTCTTGTGTGTCCGTGACCAATGATAGATTATTCAAACTGTCTTTTAACTTGTTGAGGTCTTCAATCAGATCAAGCCACCCTTGAGTGGACATGGTGCTGAAAGCATCCTCGTAATATTGTTGTAAATTAGGAGCCAACTGGTTATTCCTTTGTTAAGTTGATAGCTACCACTATAGCATATAAGTGGTAATTTGTCAACCTTTATTTGATTTATTAGCCATTTGCAAAGAGGCAATTCGTTCATTACTACGAATATCTTCTTCTTTAAGCATTAGCTCTGTCATCTTTACGCGATTGGCGAAGTCTTTGCTTTCATTGTCTTCATCCAGATTGGTAGAAAGAGCAGAAACAATCTTAGCCTGTGCCAGTTGTGGTGCAACTTGTGCGTCAACCAATGCCTTTTGAGCTTCGGCTGTAGACTTCTGAGCCTTGGCTTGCAAGTCAGCAATTTGTGCTTGTAGAAGCTCCATTTGCATCTGCTGCTGCGCCGCTTGAGTTTCTTGAGCCTTGGGATCTGGTTGGCTCATTTTATTAAGCGTTTCAATCAGTTCACCACGGTTGGTCAAGGAGCTGTTCTGTAGAATGCCTTTGAGAATCAAAGGAAGTACAGGAGTGTTTGGCCCAAGGGTTTGCAACAAGCCAATAAGCTGCTGTTGTTCAAACTCTCTAGCCAAGATGCCCAAGGTTGCTGTAGGAACAAAGTTCATATCAACAGTTGGATAACGCTCACTGTCAAACTGCATATAGCGATAAGAAGCTTTGTA